TTAGATATTAAATTCTGAATATCTTCTTTGGTGAACTTGTTGTCTTTAGGAAAAGGATCTATGCTGTAATCTTCTGAGGATTCTAATTTGCTGCTTCCCGCTTTGTAAAAAAATGTGTGACCCCATTCCAACAACATCGTGTATCCAAGCTTAAAGTACAACGCATCAATGATATCCAATTGGTGCTTGTCCCAAACTTTTAACTGTATCTCCGCAGATCTTATAGATCCCAATTTACCTTGAGTCTGAACTCTAACGCTTGTTATTCCAGGCATCGGACGATAACCGTACTTCTGAACTTCTGAAGGGCCTGCTGAATTGTATGCTTCTTTAAAACCGTTTCTTTGTAAGTAAGAAAACCCGCTCTTCGTTTGAGGATTTTCTTGATACTTAGAAACTCCGCCTTGCAAAACAAATAATTTCGCTAGAGACTGTTCGCTTGTGATAGCTTCTTCTCCTAATATGTCTTTAAAATACTTCTTATTACCCTCGTTAATTACATCGACAGAAGAAGCCAATCTAAACCAAGCCGTTCTGTTTCCCCTAAATAAAACGTTATCGTTTCCTGGATTATCAACTAGAGAGGCTTTCGATCTCTTGTCTAATTGTTTTATAATCCACAAAGGTAGAGGAACTCCTAAAGCGTTACTTATTCTTCCTTCTAATTCCATAACTATCTAACAGCGTTTATCGATTTGTAAGAATTTAATATTTCTCTGACATCCGTTGGTATTCTTAATTGAAGTCCTGGTTCAGGATACAGAGAGTCTCCTGAAATTCCGTTGGCCGAAGGTATTACCCACCAAAGGCTTGGATCTCCGTAAAAGTTATTTGCTAAGATATCGAATCTATCGCCTAACGTAGTGATAACGTAATTATCGTTCTCCGTCACAGGAACGTCAGGATAGATGTTGTTAGTATAATACACGCTTCCGGTTCCGCTATACTTCGTAGTTTGTATGTTTTGATACCTATTCATTCAGTTTATCTTTTTATCCTCCCAAATAACTTGGTACGTTAACTCTAGGTAATCCGTTAATTTGTAGCAATTTAGCTTTCTGCTTGTCTTCTAAGCTTTGAATAACCTCTTTAGTGGATTTTAGATTGCTAGGAGGAAGACCTCCCAAATCTTTTGTTATCCTATCTTTGTTAGCTATCATCGTAGGATGATCTTCCAAACTTACGTAGTCTTCTTTGTAATTAGTCAAAAAAGGAACGTTAGTGTTGTACTCGTTGATTCTTCTAGGTAAGAAATCTTGAATTGGTTTGAAGCTGCACTGTACGTTTACAACTTGAGGAAGTTGTTTTAGCTCTTCGTTACTAGTAATTTCCCACGGTGCGTTGTCGTCTATCGTAACATTAACGTTTTCCAACATTCCTGCGACTCTATATAAATAATCTCCTATAGTCAATCTTATTATGGGAGCTCTCATGATTCCAAAGTTCTCCGAATAATCCGGATAAACTTGAGATATGAGGTGGTTTAACTTAGTGTAAAGAGGGCGAAGTTCTTTTTCCGATTCTATTGCGATTTTAAATGAAAATCCTATTGTTCTACTAACGCCTTGATAAGTGTAAAAATCTTCTCCTCTTCCCTGATACTTGAAAGCACTTATGTTTGCTTGATGACTATCGCTAAAACCGTTAAGATAAGCTCTAAAAAAGGTTGCCCAAGATCTAGTAGTGTTACTGTTTTCTATAGCTTCGAAAACAAACTTTATGATGTCTTTTCTTCCGTCGGTAGATAAGTTTACTCCATCAGCCCAAGGATCAGATTCGTTATTGAAAATGAAAGATTTCAATACATTCATCTTATCGGAACTATTTTTCATCGTTAGACTATAAACTTGCTCTCTGCTCTGTATCGATGCATTCGGATTTCTATAATCTTGTATGAAAGTTGTCTTTTTTCCTTCTGCTACCTTATTTAGGCTTTGCGCCATGATAGCGTCGTAGGTCATAGAGAAAGTAGTGTTGACTCTAGAAGCTTTAGAAGTATCTTCGTACCTTCTAACAGTGGTAGATCCTATTCCGTACACAGAATTTGGTCCTCCTAAATAGTTAAATATCATGTTTCTATTTAGAGAGATTCCAAGTTTATTGGCCTGATTGATATTAACTACTGCTGTAGCAGCGTTAGTAGAGAGTTTAAGCTTTTGTAAAATCAACAGTCTATTGGTAGACGAGTTATTGTTTATGTTTTGCGCTCCTACAATATCTCTATAGTACTTAGACGATAAGTCTATTGGAAAAATTCCGTGCCTAACTAAGTGAGTTCCTGTTCCCTGAACTCCAATCTGAGTTAGCGTGTTGATTCCGTTGTTATATATTCTTGTGTTTTCTAAGAGTCCTCCAATGATGTTGCTATTCGGAACGACTTGGAAACTATTTCCTGTCTCTATTTTAGGGTTACTTAATTGTAGACCAATTTGCTTTTGTAGAAACGCAGTTCCTCTTGGCTTGCTTTCGAAAAATTTCTTTATTCTAGACTTGTCTATCTGACTTGATAGAGTAAAAGTTTGTGTGCCCAAATCGAACTTAAGTCCTCCTCCCCTAATAGGAAAATCGGGATTAGTTCTGTTTCCCTTATAAAACTCCAAAGTGGTTACGGGAGTGCCTTTATCTTCTATTGGAAACTGAATAAAAGGTTGCCCAGACCATCCGCCTCCAGGTTGATCTGATCCGTATTTTATCGACTTTAGATTTGTTTTTAGATCTATTAGGGGCATTTCTGTTATTTCTGAGCGTTAGAGTTGTGTTTGTTGGTCATTTGTTGATCGGCTTGACTCGACTCTTGATTGGCTACCCACACGATGTCGAAAGCGTTCTTACCGTCTATCATAACTTTCGTTTCTGCTGCAACAAATTTAGTAGAAGGTCCTCCGGATGCGGAACCTCCTGAATTTGAAGATCCTCCTTTTGATGATCCCGCTCTATCGTTAGCCGCCGCACCTGAAACCGATAGGCTTCCCAAATTAGCGCCTTTTATGGCAGAGCCCGCATCTTCTACCATCGATATTAGATTGGTATCTATGTTTCCTCCGAAGAAGTTGATGGCTCTCATTATTCCTCCCATCACCGCGCCTACAGCTGAAACTATACCAGCGAAAGTATCTTTTATTTTGTTAACGAGACTGATGATATTTTCTGGTTTCGATAGCCATCCTATTATGCCTTGAACAAAATCTGCAAGTTTGGTGTTGGATATCAAATCAGCAAATGACTGCTTTATCTTTTCTATAAATCCAGCCAAGTCTTCTGATGCGGTTGCTGTAACTATTTTATTGTACGCCTCCTTATCTCCCAACAAATTAATGGCCTCTTGCTCTCTACCTTGTTGTCTTAGCAACCTAACTTTTTCGTGAAGATCTTTTACGTCCTTTGCTCCAAGTTTAGAAAGGTACTCTTGTTGCTTAAGCATATCGGCCATCTGATCTCTACTCATTCCCATAGCAGCTGCGATAGATTCTTGTTGAATTCTATTCATGCTTAAGAACTGGTTGCTATCGCCAACTTGCTTTGTTATCTCTTCTGCAGCGGTAACTAGATCGTTGTTTAAGAAAGCTTCCCTTGCTTTTGCCAGATTTATTTCCTTTCCTGTCAACAACTGGGCTTCGAACTCTTTTGATATAGAAGATTCGAAATCCAAGAAAGAATCCGCCATTCCATCAAGCTGCTTAAGCTCAAGTCCCATCGCTTTTGTGGCAAGAAGAGCCTTAGTTATTTTTTCTGGATATTTTGCAAAAGACAATCCCAAAACTCCTCCCAAACTGGAGGCCTCTTTCAATACTTTTTGAAAGTTGAAAGATATTCCTGTAGCTCTCTGTAGATTTTTGGTCTGACTGAATACGTTTTGCGCTATGTCTCTTGAGCTTCTACCAGTAATCAAGCTACTCTTTTCTATCTCTGCAGAAGTAGCGGCGTCTACACCCAAAAACTTATTGAGTTCGTATTGCGTTTTTAGATTGTCGTTAGAGATCTTGTTATTTGTTCCCAAAACATCGGATATCTCCAAGAAAGTTTTAAACATCCTTTCTGAGTTCAAATAGGCTTTTCCTGACAATGTAGCGAAATTAGAGAATTCGTTGTTTAGTCCTATAGCTTGATTCTTAGACAGACCGATGTTTCGACCCATCTCTTGTATCTTCGAAGTTGCACCTACTGCGAATTCGAACACAGACATGATGCCCTTTACTAATCCACCTATCAAACCTCCAACTAGTGGTATCATGGTCAAAGGATCAGTAAGCGCTTCTTTTACTCCTCCTAGAGCCGATTTTCCTAATCCTCCCAACTTATCTCCAAAACTTAATTTTTTACCTTCTTCGTTAAGATCCCTGGCTTTTTCTACCATCTCTGCGTAATACTCTTTGCCGATCCCTAGTTTTTCAGCAAAAAATCCCATAGCTTTACCGGTAAAACCTATGCTCTTATTTATATCTTGTTCTGTTGCTAGTTCTTCTTTTAATAAACCAACAGTTTCTTTAGTAATATCGTTTGATTTTATTGCTGCTGCATATTTCCTCTCTTCTACAGTTAAATCACGTTCGTGAGCACCTATTATTTGGTCTATTTGATTCAATTGAGTTCCTAAAAAAGTCACTAATTGCGTATTTCCTTTTAGTTTAGCTCTTTGGATCTCCTCTTCTTTTTTCTCTCTCGCTGATATAGCGTTTAAATAGTCTTTAGCGTTTTGTTTTTGATCATTCGCTAATGTACTTTCTAATTTAGCTAGCTTTGCTGAGGTTAACTGCTCTTTTTCTTTGGCTTTGGTAAGCTCTTTTTGTATTTCTTTTGTGTTGATCGTCTCTTTGTTAAGAGCCTTTACTTTAGCTATAGAATTTTCGCGTAAATCATTTATTTTAGATAGCAAATTTATAGACTTATTCAATTCGACATTTGTATCTCCTTGAATTTTCTTGGAATCTTTTAAAGACTGCTCTAAACTTTTACTTATATCTAATTCATCTGCCATTAATCAAGTACGTTTCTTACAGATAAATATTTACTTCTTAGGTTTTGCTTTAGTAACAAAGTCAAAGTCCTTCGAAGCTTCCTTGACAAAATCAGGAATCTTGAACTTATTCATATCTGTATTCTCTGTAACTTTTTGAGACTGTTGATCTCTAAGCTCTTGTACCTTATTTAGGTATTCGTTTATCTTCTTAAGGTTGAACCTGCGGTGAGGAACCGGCATATTCCACACCTCGAAGTAGCCGAAGCCTCCGCCACCGTGGTAAGTGAGTTCGAAGACTTCGGTCATAAACTCTTTTCTATAGTCCGCTCCCGGGAAAAAAGAATTCCGCTCCCATCGGCAAATCTGTGTCTATCTCTGTTCCATCTTTGAGAGTGAATTGGACGCTGGTGTCGATGTCCGGTGTGATCTGGGAGATGTATTTTCTTAGCTCGATAGAGTCCCTGGCCAACAGGTAGCCGTTGTCTACGAAGTCCCTAACGGTTTTAACCGAGAAGTCTCCGTTTACCGAAGTGATTTGGTACTTGAGTCTTGTGCTGAGCTGGCCCTGATCTTGACCCAAAGACTTTTTGATTCCCTTGATCTCTTCGTCCACTTTCTTGTCGTCAGCCACGGTCAGAATCTTGAAAGTCACTTCGTTTTTGGAATAAGGTAGAATAAAAGAGAATTCGTTCTTGTTTTCGAACTTGCTGTAGTCTATTTGCTTGTACTTAAGATCTTGAAGATCGACAGTTACTACTTCTTCGTCTCCGGTGTTTGGGTTTCTGTATTTAAAAGAGTAATCCTTACCGTAAGAAAGGATACGAGCTGCGATCAAAAGTCCGTTACGATCGCCTAGCGTAAGGTCTTCGTAATTGATCGGAGACTTGATTAGACTCTTTAGCATCTTTTCTATCGCTAGACCCTGACGCAACAGATTGATATTGGTTAAAATATCTTCTTCTTTAGCAGTCATGTATTTCATTTCTATTTCTCCAGCTGATAGCGGGTTTTCTTTAGCGTAAACGAGTCCTTTTGAGGGAAGATCCACCATCTCGGTAGGAATTGTAAACTTTGATTCTGACATAAATTATTTCTTTATATATAAATATATAGAATCAGATTTTTCTGCACAAAAAAAAGACCGCAGTGTTGCGGCCTAATTTTATTTTTGGTTGCTTTTGCTCAATAGTTGAGGATACAATAGTCCATTCCGATAGTCATTGTCAATTCGGTAGGATCTGTTGTAGACCAATCGTAAGTACCGAAAGTAGCTTCGTTGATGAAAGCTCCTTTGATTATCCACTCGGAAACGATGTCGCCCACTGGACCGATGATAGAAAGGTTAAGGTCCTTCTTGTAAAAGTCGGAGTAACCATCGCGACCCGTAACTGATTCGTGATGAAGGCGAACCCATTCCATTACGGCTTGCTGACCTGAAGGGGATAT